CGTTGTAGGTAATCTTTTGCAATGGCGAGTAGCCAGCACGGTATCGAACGCGAAACACGGCTCGCGTGCCGTCGGTGTATTGGCGACCTCGCATGGACTCGGTGCCGCCGGTCGGTACAAACTGGCACGGCTCGTTTTCGAGGAACGTGGACCAGGTAACGACTGGTTGGCCTGCTGAGTCAAGCGTTTCGGTCGGCGTTTTGATGGTGCAACGCTGACGCATGGATCCGACGGCGAAGGAGGTTGGTCTACCAGGCATTGGCTAGCAACCCTCCTTCCTTGCAACGCGCCCGCGCAATTTCAACGTAGTCGGCTTCGCGTTCGATGCCGATGAAGCCGAACCCTTCCAGCATCGCCGCCTTGCCTGTGGAGCCGCTTCCGGTGAACGGGTCGAGCACCACGCCGCCGGGTGGCGTGACGAGGCGGCAGAGGTATCGCATCAAGTCGGTCGGCTTGACGGTGGGGTGATGGTTACGGGACATGGTAACCGATCCCATTGTTCCATCGTGTCGCCCAGACATCCCACCGGCAATTTGTTCCTCGAACGCCCGCAGCCCCTCATCCCGATCCCGCTTGCTCGCCTTCGGGCAGTAGAAGAACCTCGCCGCATCCACCAGCAGATCGGTTACCTCCTCGCTGCCGTCGTGGATCAGGTTGGCGGGCCAGCGGCCGAGTTGCTCTGCCTTTTCTACTGCCGCAGTTCCTCTCGCTATGCAATCTGCGACGGCTTTTGCGTCGTGTTTCCAGGGGCGATCCCAACCTTCTTTTTTAGTGCTAACGCGACCACCGTCCAGCTTGTCGCCATTCGCCCCAATCCTGCACCCATCCACGTTGATCCCGCCCGTGCCCCACTCCAGAACGTTCCCTGCTACAGTCCCCCGCAGTGGCTTCCGGGCCACGATGATCGGCTCCCAGGCGGGCTTCAGGGCCGTGCCCCAGCCGGACCACTGGCGGGCGGCGTCGGTGGCGGGGGCGGTGATGTCCATTGTTTTTGGTGCGTTCTCTGCCCACGGACGCCGCCAACCTTCATTCATGTTTTCGCTTGCAGCACTCGGAGTCTTTCGGATTGTTGCAACCACCTCTCGCTCCGCCCCCGCCGCCTTGTCGATCGCCTTGCTCACGTCATGTGACTTTGGGAACCCGCTCCCGTACACCCACATCACACAATCGCGGATCTCCCACCCGGCATCCTCGATGGCCACTGCCAGTCGGTGGAACGTGCGAGTCCCGCCAAACGCCAGCAAATGACAGCCGGGCTTGGCGACACGAAGAGCCTCCGCCCAGAACTCCACGCCGGGTACACCGTGGTCCCACCCCTTGCCCATGAACGACAGACCGTAGGGCGGATCGGTGACGATCGCGTCGATGCTGTTCGCGTCGAGCGTTGCCATGATCTCCAGGCAGTCGCCGTGGTAAATGTCTATCATGGGTAGGTGCTCCTGGCGTAGCGAACGACGAGATCCTCATAAACTCGGCGGTTGTAAATTAGTTCGTTGGTCAGCATGTCTCGGTTCTCGAAGTAATGACCGACGAGGAGGAGCATGGCACGCTTGGCGATCGCCGGAACGCTGGTTGCGTCCTGGGAGTAGCCGAGTTTGTAGGTTACCTCCCAGGCGTCCCAACGGTCGGCGACGGCTGGCAAGGTGATTTGGTAGGCGTAGCGGATCTCGTTGATGTGGAGTTGGTACTGGTTGGTCGGCCAGGTGGTCTGGTTGTTGGCACCGTCGTAGTACTTGATCGAGGTGATCGAGTGGATCGGACGCTTGGGCAAGGCGAGTCGATCGGTGATGTAGCGGAAGCGGACCTTCCAGGTTTGAAAGCAGCATGCCGAATCAGTGTCATGCTCCCATTGCTGGCGAGCCTCAGCGATCGCGCTTTGAAGTTGAACGTCGTGCGTGCTGTCGCTCGACGCGATCTCCAGTTGCTTCTTCGCTTCCGCTAGCGTCAGCGGTTCCGCTGTCGGTCCTGTCACTAGCTCGGCTTGGAATCTCATACTGGGCAACTCGCAATCGATTGACTAAAAGATCCTCGACACCACCACCGAGCTCAGTCAGCAGCGCTCCCGCTGGCCACTGTCTCCACTGCGTCAACATTCTCACCGCCATCGGATTCCTCCTTTTGTTTCGTGTCGTGTTCGTCTTGCATCATCTGTTCCCATTCCTTGGGATAGACGTGAATGGGTTCCATGTTTTCATTGTGGATGACAACCATCTCTTCCATGTGACCAAGCCGCACACCTGGATCGATCCAAAGCTTGAGGCCAGCATCTTTCCATTGCTTCCAAAACCAAACGTCGGAGTCGATGCGGTTATCGCCCCAGGAGCCGTCGGGATCGGGCTGGCAGTAGAACCACGGCTTGGCAACCTTTGGTAATCTTTTGGCATTCAGGACTGTAAGGCCAAAATGAGCGGCGTCGACTTGAATCGGGTAGCCGTCCCACTTCGCCGAAGTGTGGCCCTCCTTGAATCCGAGCATCCACTTCTTGCCGCGTCGCACTTGGATTCCGCACACGCAATCGAGATCCTCTTGGACTGCAATCGAGATGAGGCGGTGCAGTTGCTCGGCAGTGAACAGCGTGTCGAAGTCGATGGTGACTATGTAGTCGACCTCGGCTTCGATGGCGGACTCCATCATGCGTTGCATGTTTTGGCCGTAGAAGACGCCAAGACCCACGTTGAGCGGAATCTTGATCTGTCGCAATGCGGCCTCGATGTTGGTGCGGCACCAGGTATTTTCGTACCTTGGCACCGTCATGATGGCTTGAACTCGGACTTGCTTGTTAGACACCGCTGTTTTCCTCCTAGCGTTAATTGACTAGCCGATGACGACAACGTCAGCGTTGTTGCTGTTGGCGGAGTTCTTGAACTCAAGGTCCAAGGAACCGACAACCGAACTGATCACAGCACCGTTGGCGGACGTGTCAGGCGTGACGGTCAGTCGCAAGTGCGAGCCGCGGCCCTTCAGGTCGACGTGGTAGGCAACGACAACCGCATTGGTGTTGTCGATGACTCGGTTGAAGTTGCTGTTGAACGTCGCAAAAGCGCCGGTTGCAGCATTGCCTTCCGCGAGTTGGAGCGTGACGTTAGTGCTGTTGGTGTTGGCCTCAGCGCCAAGCGTAACAATGATCGTTGCGTAGTCCGCGCCGCGAACGTCGAACGCCGCAGAGCGTGCGGTGGTAGCCGCAGTGACCGGACCGAGAAGGACGTTGTAGTCCAATGCTTGAGAAGATTTCATGTTTTTGTATTCCTGTTTGAAATGGTTTGTTTGAAAAGTGGGGGCCGAGCCGTGGACCCGGCCCCCAGGACGCTAGGAGGAACTAGCGGTTAGCCGAAGGTCAGAGCGACGATTCCGCCGCTGATTGAGCTGTCGCCGCGATCGTGGACGACAATGTCAAACCGTTCCGTTGCACGAATGTTGATGGTGTCGGTGAGGAAACCGAGGCTGTTGTCTACAGCCAGCGAGATGCCTCGACGCGAACCAAAGAACACGCCGTTGGACAAGTCGCCAAAGTACAACGCTCGCTGGGTCGTGGTGCCGGTAAGGGCACTGTTGAGCACCTGCGAAACGACGACTGGATAGCCTAGAAACATTGGCATCACGCCACCGAGCAACTCAGCAGATGTGGATCCGCCTTGAGCGTTGGCGAGACGCTGCATGGATGCAGCCCAGCCGGCTTGGCTGACGTACCACTTGGGCGAGCCCCACAACTTTCGCTTGCCAACAACGCTCTCGAAGTTCGCAAGCGTCAAGGCACTAAAGGTCTGGTTGGATGTCGCAGTGACAACCGACGCGGAACCAAGTGACTGAGCAAGCCCAACGATACCGCCGTAGGTGCTTGTGCCGTCACCGAGGAATAGGGCTTCGTCTTCTTTGATGGCGAAGGATTGTGCCACAGAGCGTGCCACCATTTCACCGATCGAGATAACGGAGTCTTCGTTGAGCTCGGAGCTAACAGCAACCACAGCGGCTAGCTTCTTAGCGTCGAGTTGAACCGTGTTGACGTTTATGTCCGACGCGGTGATGGTCGCGCCTTCGCCGACGTAGTAGGCAGTTGCCTCGCCAGAAAGTCGCGGCATAATCATCTTGGCGTCGCCCATCGTGACTTGCTGACACTCGCGACGAGCCACGCCGTACTGCTCACGCAGTTCGATAATGGTCGATTCGAGAGCGTCAGGAACCAAGAAACCGCCAGTGATGTTTTCGTTGGTGGTCATGCTCGCTCGGATGCCATGCTCACGGCACCAGTTCTTGGCCTTGCGGCTGCCGAACAGGTTAGCCATGATCCATTGGCCGGAAGCGTAGGCGTCCTCTTCCTTCTTGAAGGCTTGAAGACGGCCAGCGGCCTTGGCTCGGGCGGGAATCTTGATCGCTGGGCGAGCTGCGGACTCTTCCTCGGCGATGACTTCCTTGCCCTTGGCGATGACATGGGCAACGATCTTGTCGGCTCGTTGCTTGGCTTCAACCAACTCGGCAATCTTGCCAGGCTTGTTGTCGGTGCCAACAATAGAATCGATCTCTTCGATTTCGTCGGCGAGTAGTTCGCGATCTTCTTCTTTGGCAACTGCCATGATCGCTTCAACGCGTGCTCGCAAGGCTTCAATTTCCTTGGCGAGATCTTGAGGACTTCTCATTTTGGTGCTCCGTGCAATGCGGCAGCACAAAACGAAAAAAGCGGCTTGGGCTGCCGACTGTGTGAAAGGAATAAAACACAGTCTGCGAAGCCTTCCGCCGCTAATCAGTTGCGTCAGTACTTTGCGAGATTTAGATTGAGTCGTGAATTATCGAAATTGAATCGACCGTGTCAAACAGCGACTGCATGAGCAAAGCCGCGGCAATGGGAAACAGACATCGGTATGTCGGTCAGCTTCCACGTTTCGACGTTGCCCCAGCCGGTCGAACGCAACCACGCATCAAGGCACTTGAGCGTTGGCACAGTCCAGTTGGATGCGTTGGCTCCATATTCCGTGCCAGGGTAGTACTCCGCGTGGCAGGCACCAGATGGACATCCTTCGCCTGTGTACGGTGATTCAATACTGTCGAGAATAGCAGACTCGATGTGGATGGCCTTTGTGGCAACCGATCGCAGTTGCTCTAGCGCCCATGTTGGGTGCTTGAGATGGTATAGCACACCGAAACAAAAGATGCGGTCGAACTCGATTCCTAGCCGTTCGATGTCGTAGACACTCATCGTAATGCGCTGGCAATGCTTGTAGCCAAAGGCTGCTTGGCACAAGTCCCAGGTTTGCCACTTGTTGCTGCGGTCGACGTTGGCGGTGCTGCCGAGCGTATCGCTGTGATCGTCGATGGCGACAACGTAGGACGCGCCTCGCTGGAGTGCGTACCAGGTCCAATACCCGTCCCAGGAACCGATGTCCAAGATTCGTTCGCCGTCGAATCGCTCTGGCAGTCGATATGCTTTCTCGTCGATCGGTGCCCAGCCTGGCGTGGTGGTGCCCGGCAATTCGATGCGGTGATACCAAAAGGAAGTGGATGCTACGGCGTCGGCAATTTCGGTTTCGGTCATGTACTACCCCGGATAGAGTCTCAGTCTCGTTTCGCGTTCCTTGCGTTGCGAGTAAGCGGACTTGGTGATGGCCGCGGCTTCCTGCTCGGCGGCTTCCTCGAAGAGATCCTGAGGTGGATGCTTGAGCCACGCAGCTGCGGCAGCGGCCTTGCGGCGGACGGTTGGCGAGAGGTCGGTGGCGAGGCCGTATCGCACAGCGTCGTCGGCGTCGAACCACGTTTCAGCGTCCATCATGGAAAGCACGGCTTGCTCTTTGATGTCATCGACTGCGTTCATGTATTCAAAATAGATACTGGCCATCTCTCGGTCGTACATGGCAAGCACCTCAGACATCTTGGTCATGTCCACGCTGTTGCCAATGGCAATCGTGTGGGCTCGATGGATCATGAGCTTGCTGCCGCGTTCCATGGTTCGCTTGTCGCCGGCCAGAAAGATGATCGATGCTGCCGACGCGGCCAGAGCTTCGTTGTGCGTGTCGACTCCACCAGCGTGACGCTTGAGGAGGTTGTAGATGGCCACCCCTTCGTCGGCGGAACCGCCTGGCGAGTTGATCCGAACGACGGCTCGGCCCTTGATCGCCTTCAGCGAGTCGCCGACGGCGGCAGCCGTGATTCCTTCGCCGGTCCAATCGGCACCGATGATTCCATCCAAAAACAATTCGCCGGAGTCTGCTTTGCAAAGGATCATGTGTGGCCTCCAATCAAGGTAAATAGGCGGTTTTGCCAGTCTTTTACAGCGTTTTTGACGTTGTTTTCGAGCGTTTCTGGGGTCGAATCGCCTGCGATTTCAAGCAAAATCGAGCGCGATTCGTCGCAATGAATGCGTGCTAGGTCGCGATCAAGGCCCAAAATCTCAAGCTTTTCAGCCAGTTTCGCCTCCCATTTCGCATAGTTTTTGTCGATCCAATCGACGAAATTGCGTGATTTCGAGCCTGAAATGGCGTTGTTTGCCTCGCGAACTAACAAGGATCGGATGGTTTCCTCAAGGGCTCGGGCGTTTGCGTCGGCTGGTGGTTGGCTTGGTGCGTCGTCGCTGGAGTCGTCGCTGCTGTCCTCCTCGTCTTCGACCTCGACGGCAGGACCAGGAGTGACGGCTGGGTTGGCGTAGACGTCGCCGCCTTCGTATGGGTTCATGTCGAGCTTGGCGCGTGCTTCGTTGGGCGACATGATGCGGTGCGTGATGGCTTGAGCCAGTGCGGTCATGGTTGTGGCCGTGTCGGTGCGATGAATCGCAGCGCGGTTGAATTTGAAGTAGCGATTGCCGGTCCGCTTCTCGCTTGGTGTGCGTAGCTTGCGGTCGCACTCCTCCTCCCACTTCACTAGCCAGCGATCAAGAGCTTTGAGGTACGCAAGGTTCTGTTGCTCAAGCGAGTTGTAGCTGACACTCTCGCCGTCGCCGGGCATCGACTCCAGGCCGAACAGCATGCCGATGTCTTGTCGGTTGAACTTTTGTAGCTCGACAAACTGGGCGTCGTTGTTGGCGACGTTGATTGCCGAAGCCTTGACTCCTTCGCGTAGCATGGCGGCCTTGCCGGCATTGTCAGGACCAGACTCGTTCTTGTTGAACGACTCAAGGAACTCGCGAGCCTTGCCTTCGTCGCGGAGTTGGCCAGGAGGCACCTCAAGAAACAGCTTGCCTCGGAACCCACGGCGGAGCTGCTGCTGCAAGTGCCGTTGCGAGGAGACTCCGGTGGACAATGCGGACTGGCCGATGTCGAGCAAGCCGAGACCTTCAACGCCGTTGTAGCTGAATCCGGTGATGTGCAGCACGTTTTCGTCGGCAAAAACCAGAAAGCCTTCTGGGTCTGCTTCTTGGTCGTCTAAAAGGTTCTTTTTGTCGTCCTTGTTTGGCTTGGTCAGATGGTACTTGAGACCTTCGTGAATGATGGTCCAGGTTCGATCCGGCATCAGCGGAATCAGTTCTGTAATCGTGTTGCCAGATCGCATGATCGCCGCCCTTCCGTT